CGTGGAACACAAGCGAATGCTTTATCTAAATGCTCCTCCAGATATTCATAATCTGAATCTGTTTTGCAGATATCATTCCTTAAAAAGAAAGCAAAATCTACAGTTAAATTATTGATTTTTTCAATAATTTTTCTTCTTTTATCAGACATTATTCAACCTCCTGTACATCTACGACTACAAATTTTCTAAACCCTTCTTTGGAATTATTAAATTTGTTAGACCAGTTTGCAGCTGTAGTTTTAGCTCTTGCATAATCATCTGTGTAGCAGAATCCTAATACAGTATCTTTACTAGTACAGGCAACTGCATACTTGTGATTCTTATTAGATAAGAAGCTATGATATTTACCATTTGGAAGAGTGTAATACAATCTTCTTTTTATAGGTTGTTTAGTTTTTAATCCTAATTTTGCATAGGCATCAGCAACATCATTTACTGATTTGATTTCATCTATTGGTATCTCTTTTGATTTACCATTGTATTCAAAAATAACTGTTGTCATTGTAATTGTGAAAGTAAAGTGAATAAAAAAAAAGAGGTTTGAAAAATCTCCAAACCTCTTGGAATGACTAAGGTCTGTATAAAACCACAGTCTTTTTAGATGATTCGATGGTAGCAATTTCTGCTAACACTTCTGCATCTTTTTTGTTTTTAATTAGCTTAGTTTCCTTAGCATGAGCTTCTATACGAGCCTGTAGCTTTGGGCTGTATTTGTAGGTAACAGAAGTTCTGAACCCTGCATAGAGCTTCTCATCTTGTGAGTGATGAATCTCAGGAACATCTCCATCTTCTTGATAAAGAAGTAAATCTCTTCTAAGAATAGATTTGAGTGACTTCTCTTCATTTTCTAACTCATCTTTGAGAGCTTTGATCTCTGACAACCTAGTTAACATTTCATCATGTTCATTAGTTGGATCAAATTCTTCTCTTGCTAATCTTGTTCCAGATAATGAAGGAACACTTCTTCTAGAAGTGATACCTGATATCTGTCTAACAATTTGTTTAGCACTTTGAGTGTTCTTTGATGTCTGACTTTTGGTCATGGTCTTAAGTAGTAGTGTGTACATAGATCAGTTTAAGGACGTAATCATTTAGGTCACATTTAAATTACCACGAGGTGAGGTAAATGTCTATATTTCTACTCCTCTTAGTTTTAAATATTCAAGAAGATTTTCAGCTTCAAGTTCTAATTTTTTATCTCCACAATTTTTTTGTTTAATTAATTCATAGATAACTGTTTTATCAGTTTTAGCTCTCTCTAATATATGTGGATAGCATTCTTCTATTAGTTGATAGATTAAAGCTATCGCTTCTTCTGTTTTACCTTGTTCATTAAAGGTAATTGCAAGTTTAGAAAGTGTTAGTAAATAGTTAGGATCGAACTGTTTCATAGTAAAAGTGGGGGTTAGTGTTATACCTAAGACATCCGTTTGGCTTGTCTGAGGCGATTCTGAGAGGGCAAAATCCAGGAGGAGACTAGTTTTAGGTCATTTTTCCCTAATATTAGTCCGAGCTGGCAGATCAACCCAATGTTTTTCATGATCTTCTTTTAGTTCGGTTTCAGCTATCTCCCATTCCTCTGTCCATTCTTCAACTTCTTTAAAGCCATTGACATTAGCATGGAGTTTTTCGTTAGCTTCATCTTTAGAGTTAGCTTTTACTTCTTTGACAAAGTAAACAGTTTCTCGACAAGTGATTCTGTAAGTGTTCATTACCAATTAAGCTCCTTAGTAATATCTTCGGTAGTTAAAACATGATTAATTTGTAAACTTTTATCTCCATATTCATCCTCTACCTCTCTTTCTAATTTAATACTTTCATCATCGTGATACCAATAAACATCTCCTTCTCTATCCTCATACCATTGTTTAGCTTCTTCAATAGTATCGAAAGAGATTTCTCCTAATCTAGTTTCTTTAATTTGTATGGTGTACATAATAATTAACTCCACATATCTTTAGTAGCTGCTCTTGCAGCAGCCTTATTAATGATCTTCCTAGTAAGACCTAACTGAAAGTTATCAAGATCGTCATGAGCCTTATCTAAAACCCATCCACAATCCTCCATCAGTTCATCGTCAGGTAATTCATCATAAATGCAAGGGATACCATCATCTCCCATGTATGTAAGAATTTCACATCTATGTAAAATCTTTTCTCTAGTTTTTGAATCCATTTAAAATGCTCCTTAGTTTTTGAATAAATAATTTAAGTTTGTTTCTTTTAATTTTTGGAGTAATCATTTGTTTTTCTCCAATTGAGTTTTTTTGTATGCATCCTCAATGGTTTTTTCAATTTGTTTACCAGTAAGGATAATGTAGCCATTGACTAAATCTTTATCAATGACTTTATACTTTTTGTTTGGTTCTAGTTTCATTGTTAAAAGTCCGTAAGATTTCCACGCCCATCAAGAGATATAAGAAGGTCAACGCATTCTGTAGGACTACCTCCAGAAAGTACATATTCATTTATGTCATTGTTGTACCTATTGTTCTCTACGCTCCTTTTAGTACGCATTAAGAAAGGGTCGCCTGTAATTTTAATTAGTTCTGATAATTCTTTTAGAACATCAGATTTAAATTCAGTAAATTCGTTTTTAGTCATAGTACTTATCCGCTAATTTGTTTTCTACATAGACAGTAGTCCAAGCACCTACCATGTCATCATGAAAATCTAATTGCTGTTGAATAGCTCTAGCTTCTTTCCAAGACTTTGGTTTTTTCTTAGCTAATTTTTCCCATAAATTAAATTTTTTCATTAAATCTAATTTTTCTTTGATTGAATCTTTCATAGTTTTATGACCTAATTCAACCATATAGTTGATAGTTTCAACTTCATACTCCCTCCAGAAATCTCTTTGAGTGTCCAATATCCAATGATGAATTAATAGATAATGCTCAGTATTATTCCAAGCAACTCTTTCATCTCCTCCAACTCCCTCCTGATCGACCGCAGCAAGGCAAGTTCTACCTTTCCTTAGCTCACAGTTATAAGAAATCCATCCATTTCTGGAGAGCCTGTGGGATAGTTTTGAGACAGTAATTTTTGTTTGTTTTGGTGTTAAAGTTTTAGGCATTGATTAGCTCCCTTGATAATTTTCTTTCAATTTGTAGAAAGAGTTTTCTTTCTGATTGACTTTTGTTTCGCATATCGCAGTCATACCATGCATCACGCATTAGTAATCTGAGAAATACTTGTTCTTCTTTAGTTAGTTCCATCTATATCTTCCCCTCCAATAGTTGCTTCCCATAATACGTTGTAATTTTTTAGCCAATCTCTTTGAGGTTTGGTCAATGGATAATTGACATGCATCAAATCATCTACAGATAAGTATCCCCTTAATGGAGAACTCTCAGAATGTTTTGGCATATCATTTTTCAGACAAAAATCAGAATAGATTTCTATTAAGAATTCGTGCATAATTTTAAGTAATAGTGGTGTGCATTAATCAGTTTAAGGACTTGATTAGGTCGCTCCAGATTTTGTTAAATTTCTCCTTTAATAATTAAATTGTTTGATTGTTTTTCTAGCTCATCAGCCTCAGCTAATTCATCTATAGCTTTGAAAGTATTATTCCATTCATCTCTATAGAAACGATCTAAACTTGTATTGCTTATAAGGTTGTTATGAGCATCTATGTATCTTCTCATTGTGCAGCCTCCTCAAATCGTTTGTATACAATTTCAGCTAATGCTTTATCAGCATCTTTTAATGATGGAAAAAAGGTCATATTATTATGCCTAACTAATTCTTCATTTTCATCTCTAATTACATAGCGAACAATTGAAGAATCATTTATTAAATCATAATCAACTGTCATTTTATATATCTGATACTCTTCAGATATGCTTTCAATAATTGAATCATTAATTAAATCTTCCATTAGTTTTCCTCCTTAAAATTTGAATACCAATCATCAGAATCCATCACATAATTAATTTTTAGATGTTGAACTTGTTCAGTATCTAGTGATGGGTCTTTCTGTCTAATTTGTTTTAGCATTAGTTTTAAAGCCTTAGTTTGTGCTTCTTTTTCTGTCTTAGCCTCTACGTCATAAACGCTAACAGAAGTGTTGATGTATACATCAAATTTCATTAGTTTTTCTCCTTTAATTTTTGTTCAAAGATGTCCATAAATTTCCCTAAAGAAATTTGACCAGTATCATATTTATTTATGATTTTGTGACCTACAATTTTTACTATTTGAGTGTAGGTGTATTTCTTTCTTTTAGTCATCGTCCTTCCCCCAACATAAATAGCAAGATCCAAAGTCAAACAAGCTCCCTTCCATAGATACTGATAAATGACTCTTAGCAGTTTTCTTATCCATAAATTCTTTTAGATCATCTATGGATTCTTGAGTATTAGTTTTAGGGTCGCTGTAGTAGGCACAAATTTTATCAAATGTTTCTTCATTAAATAAAGGTGCATACCATCCATTCCATCTTTGATTTGGGTTATACCACCCCTCAAATGAGGGTGGCATATCATCAACTCTATTACCGCATGGTAAATAAAATAATCCTTTTTCCATTAGTTTTCCTCCTCTAAATAATCCATAGCTTTTTGACATCTATAAATGATTGATAATTCCCAATCATTTTCTTGAAGTTCATGAAAGTGCCGTTCTAAATAATCATCAGTATAAGAACCAATTTCAATTTCATTTAGACGCTTATTCCTATGTTCAACTTTTCTTTGCTTTTCAGCTAAAAGAGTGTTGATGTATTGTACTAATTCAATATCCATTGTTTGAAACCTCCTCTATTTTTATGCGGTACCACTCTTCTTCTTCAAGTCCACTACGCTCTTCTTCGGATACAGTATCAAAACTATTTTCAACTATATCGTCAACTCTACGTCTGACTTCTTCCAAAATCCAATCTGTTGCTTCATCTTCAAGATCGAAAATTTTTATAGTTGGATTAGGGTCTACCCATGCTCCACAATCATTGTAATAAGTAACCTTGTAATTCATTAGACTAGACCTCCCCATTGTTGTGCCATCGCATTAGCAACCCCATGAAAAGTCTTAGAGCGTTCTAAGGCTCTAGTAGGACTTGGAGCTAGTAAATATAATTTATTTAATTCTTTTTCAGAAACTTTAGAAATATCAACCATATCTGTTGGAACTAATTTAGGAAATCCTTTTAGCCATAAACCAGTCTTTTTTCTAGTTCTCTCAGAAAACCAAAAGGGTTGAATATATTGCGTGGCCTTACCTAATTTTGATTGAGTAGATAAAATTCCAACAGGATTTTCTATTGCTATCTTTGGGCAATCTGCATCCCATATAGATTCAACAAATTTAATAGCTTCCTGTTGAACACCCGATTTTCTTTTCTCTTCAAAATATTTAGCACCCGATATTGCTAAATGTGTACATGGGGGAAAAGCAATAATTGCATCCCATTTTTCAGACTTGATAACCTTTAATAGATCATCTTGGATGTGGTACTTGCTTGGGTTCTCAGTGCATGGAAGTAGATCGCATGACCATGCATCTACCCCAACCGCTCTGAGGGCTTCACGCACCCTACCGCTCTCTTCGCACCCTATCAACCATTTGCCATTGGTCATTGTTTGTAGTCTCCTATGAATAGAATTTGTGTGTTTAGGTTGGTGTGACCTTGAAATTAAATTACCACATAATGAGGTAAATGTCTAATTTTTTTTAAAGATAAAAATATTAGAAAAAATCTTAGGCAGCCCCCTCCAGAAGGCACCAGACTCCCTCCAGAAATTGGAAAAATTTTGAAATTATTTTGGGCTATCCCTGTTAACTCGGTCTGTCCTCGGTCATTTCAATTTTTAAATCGAATAGTGGAGTTTGTCCTCTTTGCTTATGTTTATAAAAGGTAACTTGATACCTCTTAGACCTCGCATAACCTATTAGGAGGTCATGCACCTCATTAATATTGGAGGCACCTCCGCAGACATTGAAGCGGATTTTTTGAGGTTTAGTAATTTTGTAGTCTGTCATTTTCTAAGACCTCTTTTAATAGCTTCTTCTTCTGCAAGATGTTCAACACCAAATTTATTTAATTGACAATTTTTATAATCAATTAAAAAGTAAGCTTCATAAAGACCGATGTTATCCTCTAAAAGCACTTGTTTAATTTCATAATCCATAATTTAGTACCCCTCCGAACTTAGGCACATACACCCATAGCCGTTATGGAATGCGTCTATAATTTCATAGACTTCGGGGTTTACTTGACTAGCAAAATTAAAATCAAATTTATTTTTGTAGTTCTCTAGTGCTTCCATAGTCGGATAATCCTCCTCATATAAAAACACTTCGTGATCTATTAAATAAATGTCTTTATTTAGATCTTTATACTCTATAGAAATGAATAGACTCGGTATTGTACATTTAACGCATTTTTTACCGTAGTAAGTAGCATTAATGTCTAAGTCTTTAATGTGTGGTTTTAATTTATTATTAGTCTTTAATTCCTTTTCATAAAAGTCATAATCTAAAAATTTAGAGGTGCTTTTAATCGTGGCATTAGTACTAATAATATAAAAATCATTAGACATAATTAATTAAATAATTGGACGTGAGAAAGCTTTTAAAAGCCTCTCATAATGCCTAAATACTCATAAAGGTACAAAGGCATTAAGCGAGGATTATTAAAGGTTATAAGAGTATTTTTAAGCTATACAGAAATCTAATTTTTTAGCATTATCTTTATTAACTACAATTTTAAAATGTAAGCCTACTATATTAGTTTTATTATTGTTATCTAGTGGCCTATAGTCGGTTATATCCCCATCAATAACATTTAATTTAATTCCTTTATATGTGAAATTCTTAGGCAAGTTTTGAGACTTTTTAAGGTTAAATGCGGCCGCATAATTTAAGCCTAATTCTAAAGCTTTAGAGAATGTATCGAACTTTGAGCCGTGACTAAGTGTTAAATGATAATTTAATTTTTTACACTTATCGAAACTTCTGTCGATACGTTTTGTGTAGTCGTAAAATTGAACTGAATTTTTAAGTAATTTATTATTATTTAAATCTATTGCCTTTTGTACGGCTTCAATTACGGAACCATAACGGATAGGCTCAATAAATATATTAAATGCCTTTTTAATATAGTCAGTATCCTCGGCGGTTAGCTTAACGCTGAAATCTTCCCACGCATAATCGGATACACCATTTAAACGAAACCCTACCTTATCGGCGGTTCTATGCTTCGAATAATGCCTAAAGCAATTAATAACTAAGTATCTTAAAAATATTGAATAATCATTCATAAAAGCATTATTTCTTCTTATTCTGCATTTAATCTTATTATCTAAGTAAATAGGGTTACCACTTGTAATAAGGCAAACAGATCGGCAAGAACCCGCTGCTGGACAGGCTTTTGGCGTATTCATTAACATTAATATAGCGGTCGGAATTTCAGAAACCTTTTCATTTTTAAGTACTTTCGGATTAGTGAAAGTAAAAAAGTTTGAATAACTTAAATTGTGCTTATTTTGAAAAGCTTTAAAGGTTTCAGTGTGTTTTGTACTCATGATGTTTTAAACCTATTGAATGGATTTTTTATATGAAAATAGAGTTTAAATACTCTATATAGATATATTAATTCATAGGCTTATATAAGTCAATTAAAACTTATTAATTTCAATAAAATAAAAATAAAAAAGTATTCCACAAAAGTTATCCACAATTAAAGCTACAAATATTAAGGCGACGAAGGAGCCACGAATTGTAATATTTAGGTCGTTATGGAGCAAAAAACGGGGTAAAATGTCGTTATTTTGATACAATTCGGCCAGATTTGGGTATTTTGTAACAGTTTGCCAGGATTTTTGTAATAATTCGGCTTAATTCTTGAATTATTTTGTAACAATTGCCAGGATTTGTAATAATTGGGCCTTTTGTAACAGTTTGCCCTATATATTTCTTTTTTTTGTTTCAGCCTTGTAACAGTTTACGGCTTCGCCTGATGTCTCACAATTTTTTTACCCCAAAATCGGCATTTTAAAGGCTTGGTAGGGGGCTGCGAATGTATAGAACTTAAAATTAGAGCAATAGACTATAAATTCTTGAAATAATGATCGTTTCACCGCTAGATTATGAGTTATATTCTCGTGTAACTGGGCAACCTATACCTATGACTGCAGCTGAGCGGATGAAAATGGCTCCTGTAGTGAACGAATTTACGAAAAACTATACAAAAGCTCAAAACCGTCAAGCTATGGGTAGAAATATCCTAAAAATAGGTGCACTAGGGGCGTTAGGGGCTGCATACTTGGGTTCAAGAGATTTTGGCACTCCAAGTCAAGAAACAAATCAAACTTTAATAGAAAATTCAACTGCATCTAACGTGGTTCAGAAAGCAGCAGAGAACGCAGCTGCCTCAACAGCATCAAATACAATTAGTCAATCATTAGCCACAGATCAAACACCAGAACAGACTTTAGAAAACGCAGCTGAGACAACAACTAAGCCTTCACAACTCAATATTAACGCTGCACTTGAGAAAGAAGATGCACCTTTAATGGATGCAGCAGGAATTAGAGAAAAATACAGTCCTTATACCAGAAAAACAAGTCCTGAAGAAAGACAAGAAAGAAATTTAGCAACTATGGTTGGTGGAGGAGAGATTCTTCTTGATGTGCCTAAAAAGAAGGCAGAAGTAGTTAAGACAAAAGAAACTCCAAGCTTTGATGCCAAAGGAAAAAGCCTTTTAGGAAAGTATGTAGGAATGATGACTGAGGATGAAACTAAAGTAGATCCTACTCTTAAAGAATTATCAGGACAAACTACAGACACTTATGGTACAGAGCTATTAGTTGATGACAGTTTTGGCTCTCCACTAAATGACCACCCTGATGTAGCTGGTGGGGAAGATGATATTAAACTTCCAGGAGGGATGAATACATCTCCAACAACAAGTTTGGCTTATGTAGATCCTAAAAGAGTTATGGCTATGTCAATGGCTATAAGTAAAGGAGATATTAAACAACCATTAACTCCTGAAGAAAAACTAGTAGTTGCGGCAGAAGTCGAGAAAAAAAGGACACCTAACCCATTAGAGCAAAGAGCTATAGATAATAAAACTGCTATGGACTCAATGAGACTATCAGATGAAGAAAGAGAGAAGGAATCTATAAGACTTGGTAGTACTGGTGGAATACCAAACAAGACTGATATGGCGAAAATAAGAAAATCTCCTGAATTTAAAGCTGCTCAAGAATCAATGAAACCTAAGTCTACAACAGAAAAAGTAGACGAATTTACATCAAAAATTATGCCTAAAGAAAAAAGCTCATTTGTAGAATCTATGTCTATGGATTTATCAGCAGATAAAACTCCTACAGCTACTTTTAATCTTGAACAAAAAGATGGAGGTACAAAACCATATTCTGTCGAAATAAGCACTCCTATGGCTGTATCTTTAAATGAAATGGCTGAAGATGGATCTTTACCTGAAGAGTCTTTCGGAAAATTGTTTAATCTTGCAAAAAAATCTATAAAAGATAAGTCAGGAATGGCTTTTGGTATAGATCAATAAACCTTTGCTAGATTATAAGTATTAACAACAAAATCATGACTAAATTTTTACTACCAATCGCAATCAACGTGATAAACAAAGCGGTTGACAAACTTCCAGAAGATCTTGATGAATTATTAAAAAAATTCGTTGTTTCTCTTCTAAAAAAAGCTGCTGCCAAAACTGGCAATAAAGTAGATGACTTACTAGTTCAACAATTAGAGAAAGCTTTATTTGATTCCTAATTATGGTTAAACTTGTAAACCTAAATAGAAGACTTAAAACCCCAGCTGACAAGGTTGCTTTCCAAGGTAAAAATCCTGCAAATAAAACCACTGGTCCTAATACTGCAGCAGATTTACAAGATCCTTGGAGAGGTACTCTTGATACTAATCCTCTAAATGACGATTTTTATCAGAGTTCTTATACATTTCAAAGTCAGTCTCCTGAAGTGCAGCAACGTCTTGAAGGTTTACAGTTTGAATATGGAAATGCTTTTGAAGAAGGAAATAATGAATTTGCTAGAAATTTTTTAGATAAATACACTGCAGCTAGGGGAGGAAGTGATAGTGCAGAGGATAAAGGTTTGATTGAGGAGGATAGAATAGTAAGACCAGAGAACTTAGCTCAACTATCAGCACAACCAGCAGCTGGTGGTAATGCTATCCAAGATCCAAACGTAGCTGGTAGATTCCCAAGTCAGGAGGTAAATGTCTAATGGCAAGAATGTCAGGAGCAGTATTAGGAAATTTTTTAAAAGCTTACGAAAAAATGGGAAAGCCCGTTGGTCAGGTTGTTAGGGGAATTGGTCAAGAAATAGCGGAACAAGGAATGCAGCAAGCTGCTAAAAATGTATTAGCAGGTAAAGTGGTCGGAAAAACAGCTGAGGAAATTGGAAAAGCAGGGTTAGCAACTGGAGTAACACGAGCAATAAATCTTGCAGGAGGTGCAGCACAATATGGTGCACCTGCTTTAGTAGGGGCACAAATAGCAGGGTTTTTTGATCAACAGAATGTTGGATCACAACCTTTTAGAGGAAGAAAATCAGGTAATACTGAGTTTGATAGTTTTTTACATCAACAAGCTTTAGAACAACAAAGACTTGAAAATGAAATGGCAGTTATAAGACAGAGAGCAGTATTAGATGTACCAAGTCCATTAGATATGGCACAGGCTGAAAAGCTTATTACAGAATCTGGAGAGGCTACAAATAGAGAAGTATTAGGTGTGGCTAGAAGTATTTACGGTACAGGTCTACGTGCATAGAATTTATAATAATAAAAAAGATTTAAAGTAATGACAAGGGGAACTAGGGGATCATCGTTTAATAATAAAACATCAGGCTTAGAGAGAGCTAAAGACCAAAACCCCTTTGGTGCAGGAGGCAGAGGTTTTAGTTTACCAGCAAATTATAAACAAACTGAAGCAGACGCTTTTGAGGAATCAGGTGCAAAAGTTTCTGATTATTATAAACCTAGCAAAGATGCTACAACTAAATTTGAAAAAGGAGATGGAAAAGGATTTTTAGATAATGTTATATCAGGAGGACTAGATTATTTCAAAAAAACTCAGGAAAAATCAGATACAGATAAATTAATTGATTTTGCTAAGAGTCAACAACGAGCTGCTCAGTTTGGAGATTTTGCAGGAGGAGCATTTAAAGAAGTTGCTGATGGTTTAAGTTATGGACAACTTCCTAGTCAAACTCAACAAATGTTTATCCCTGGACAACAAGCTCAAGGTAAATCTCTTGGACAGAGATTCGCTGGAGCAGCTCAAGGACTTATAGGTGGTTTATCGACTGGAATACCACACGCAGGAGGCATTGGTGCTATTGGAGGTTTCTTTGCATAATCCAATATTTGGTTAATTTAGAATATCACTAACAAAGATTTTTGGAAAAGTAAAAAATGGCTCCAGTAGTTTTAGCACCATTACTTGCAAAAGGGGTAGGACTAGGTGCAAGTGCTTTGAAATATTTACCAGTGATTGGTGCAGTTGGTGGAGCACTCCCAGGTTTAAGAAAAGGTAATTTAGGTGAAGCTGCTCTTGGATCAGGATTTGGAGCATTATCAGGTAGTTTAGGAACAGGTGGATTAATAACAGGTGCTACAGGTGCAGTTGGAAGAATGGCTGGTAAGAAGGGAGTACAAGAGGCATTAAAGAAAGGAGCTACAGCTATAGGTGGAAAACAATTAGCAGGTCAGATGACTAAGAAAAATATTCAACAAGCAGTTCAAGCAGGTGTCCCTTTAGCAGGTGCAGCAGGTGTATTCGGATTAGCACAAGCAGGAGGAGATATGGGATTACCTCCTTCAGGCGGTGGTGCAGGTGGTGCATTTAGAGGAGCTGCAGGATTAGCTGGTTATGGTTCAGTTAGAGGAGAAAACATGGCTGCAGGTGGAGTTCCAGTACCACCAGGAATGGGTCAGTATGGAGGAGTTTCTCCAATAGGTGATCCTTTAAATGTTCTTAGTCCTTTAGGTCTAGATGCAGGTCGTCGTTTAAGAACAATTAAAGATGCAGAAGCTTTAAGAGATGCACAAAATATTCTTTTACCAACTGTTAGAAAATACTCTGAACAGGCTAAGAGAGATGAGTTTGCAAGAAATATGGCTGCTGCTGGAATTAAAACTAATATTGCACTCAATGCTCAACTCGCTGGTGCAATGCAACAGGCTGGGTTACAAATGGGTACAACAGCTGCACAACAAGCAGGAGCTGCAATTACTCGTCCTTATCAGTACTAAATATGTCTAGAAAGGCAGCTATCGAAGCATTCAACAAAAATCCAACATTAGAAAAACTTAACCTGATTACAGGTGGTTCTGATATTGGAGTAAATGTTGGTGATCCATCTTTAGCAAAAGGTAAAAAATTAATAGAAAGAGGAGGTAAAACATTTGTAACTGATTCAGATATGCCTACAGGTTTACCTGGATTTGCAGCTAGTGTACAAGATTTTTTTGATCCAAGTAAAGATAGAGATAAAAAAGGTAAATTAAATTTAAATCCTTTCGCACAGATAAGTGAAAAAAATATAGGACTTCCTGAATTATCAGAATCAGATTTAACATATAGCCCTGTTCAAAAAAAACGTCTTTCTAATGCTTTAGAAGATATATTTGAAAAACCAAAAACTGCATTAGAAGAAGCTGAAGAAGGCTTAGATTTTTACGAGCAGAATTATGGAAGAATTGCAGGTCTTAATAAAAAACTTAGAAGAGATGCTGCTATAGATGCACAACTTCAATACATGGCTACAGAACCTGTAAGACAAGCATTTTTAAATAGAGCTGCAGAACAGGCAGCACAAAGAGGACTAAGAGTAAGAGGAGCTTTAGAAGCAATGCCTTCTAATATCCAAAATATAATGACTGCTAAACAGGCTCAAAGATCTTTGGCCTCTTCTGCTTTTGCTGAAGAAGCTAGAGCAGCTGCTGCACAACAAGATGCTGCAACTCGATTTGCAGGTCTTGGCATGCAACGTCGATTTGGTTAATTTAAACTAAAAGAGTATCGAGAGGTAAAAACTTATGGGCGGTAAGTCTCCACCACCACCAACAATAATATATCCACCAGCTGCTCCACCACCAGCTCCTACTACGCAGGTACCTACTCAGTCTCTTGCTACTCAGGCAGCTTTAAATGAAGTAAGTGGAAAGCAACAGAGGTTGAATATGGAACTTGGTGCTCAGTTAGATAGAACTAACGCAGAGTTCTTTGCTACTCAAGATATCAGACGTGGTCAAGCAAGTGGTGCAGAACAACGCTTAACTATTGATAAGCAAGGGGAAGATACTCGTGCTACTGCAAGAGTTCAGGGTCAAGAGAACCGTGCCCAAACTGCTGAAACTGGTCTTCAGTACAGAAAGGGATTAGAGACTGCAGGTGAGCAAGATAGAACAACAGACTTGCAAAGAGAGATGTTCCGTCGCTATAAAGAGAATAGAGATTACGAACAGGCTCAGAGCCAATACAGAACATGAAGAAATGGATTCAGACTTTATCTAACAAAGATCGTGAATCCTTTCTTGAATTTTGTAAAAAAGCATCAAGTCCAATACAAATATATTTATTTTCCCGTTTTTTAGGTTTTCAAGGGACGGTTGTGGAATGCAACGAGTGGTCTACAAAAGAATTTAAAAAACGAAATTTTAACGTAGTTTTAGAAGCTGAAATAGATAATATGCAGATTGATATAAATAAGTTACGTGATGCAATTGATATGGGAATCGTTAAACAAGATATGGGTGCAGCAAGAATTGCAATGCTTCAAAAAGAATTACGTGGAGCTATAAAACAAATAGAAGATAAAAAGATTTTACAAGATAAACAGGGATTAATTCTTGCAGGTGCAGATAGAGCATTACGTGAGATGTTATCTATATTTAGAGATGATCCTATTGAAGGACCTTTGCAAGAAGCATCAATGGGAGTTTGGACAAAAATACTTCAGGAAGAATCTTAAGCAAAAGTACGCTAAGCTACATTTATGGCAGGTACAAGTATTTACAGCGTCTATAGACGCACAGCCAGAGCAGCTGCAAAACAACAAGTAGTCAAGAAAACTTCAACTGTTGATGTAGAAAGGGCTAGAAAAAATTTTGCATATTTTTGCGATGTTGTAGGGGGAAAACCTCCTGCGAAACACCACCTTGAGTGGCACAAATATTTATGTACAGGAGATGACAGTGAATGTCTTAAGGGTATTGCTGGTCCTAATATTGACATATTGGCTCCTAGAGGATCTGCTAAATCTACGGTATTAGGTTTATATACAGCATGGGCTATTGGCATACATGCTTTAAATAAAATGCCTTTAAAAATTTTATATATTTCATATACAGTTGATGTAGCTAGACCAAAGAGTGCAGCAATAAAAAGAATTATTGATGAAAGTAAAGTTTATAAAGAAATTTTTCCTACAGTAAAGATTGCAAAAGGAATTAATTCAAATGAATATTGGAGTATAGATTGGAAGTTTGCAGGAATAAAATCTACTGGTGAAGAAGAATTTAGTGTTTGTTGTGCAGGATTAAAAGGTGCTGTTACATCAAAAAGATCTCATCTCTGCATAATTGATGACGCTATTAAAAGTGCTGATGATATTAAAAATAAAGATATACGACAAGCTATGGAAGATAATTGGAATGCAGTTATTGTTCCTACTATGTTTGAAGGTGCAAGAGCCATTTGTTTAGGAACTAGATTTAGACATGATGATATCCATAGTAGAACTTTTTTACCTGCAAACGGTTGGAAGCAAATAGTTCAATCTGCAATAACTGTAGATAAAGAAGGAGAAGAAATATCTTATTGGCCTGATATGTGGTCTTTAGATTATTTAAGTCAAAGAAGGAGAATAGCTCCAGTAGCGTTTAGTTTCCAATATCAAAATCAAGTTGTACAAACTAGTGAATTATCTTTGTCTCCAGACTTGATTGTTAAAGGATCTATATCCACAGATTTTGATGCTTTAGGAGTTGGAGTAGATTTATCAGCTGGAGTTAGAGAAAGGAATGATTACACCGTTTTTGTAATGGGTGGTCGAGTAAAAGATAAAATCCATATTGTAGATTGCAAACGAGTTAGGGTGATGGGAAATCTAGAAAAATTAGAACTTTTGATGGAAATGATGGAGGAATGGGGAGTAATTATGAAAGATGGTAAAAATTATTTTCCTACAGGTAATTCATTACATATATGGTCTGAAGCAGTTGCATATCAGGCTTCTTTGGAGGCAGATTTTAAAAGAATATGTCAAACAGAACAAGGTTTATATAATTTAATTTGGCATCCAGTAAAAGGATTTCGTGGAGATAAAGTTGCAAGATTTCGTGGAATTATGGGACTTTTTGAACAAAGAAAAATTATTTTTAATAAGTATCGTAAGTTTGGAGCACTAACAGATGAAATAGTAAATTTTGGGGTTAGCTCACATGATGATTGCGTAGATGCTTTAGTTTGGCTATGTAATGGGTTAATGACTCGTGGAAAACTTGAGTTAGAGTATTGAGGATTTAAACTAGAAGTATTAACAATGCCAGAACCAACTTTTTACAAACTTGAACTTGAGCAAGATGCTTATGGTTCAGCTGTGATTTCGTTACCTGACGAGCTATGTCACGACATGGCACTTCAACCAAATGAAAGATTTGATGTTGAAGTTGATGGAGATGTAATCACAATGAAGCGTTTACATGCTGGTTATGTCATTGACCAATAGCAAAGGGATCTAATTAATGGAGAGTAATAGTAAAGCTGTTCTCGATGAAATGATTAAATCCGTCATAACTCGTGACGGAAAAGGATCAGCTGACACAATGCTGGTTAGTTCTCACTTATCCCAAATGAAGATGTTTGGTATAAGACAGGGAGTTGAGTTTTATCCACAGCAAGATAACTTCGGTACACAAAGATTTGATTTTATTCAGCAAGTTATAAAGTTTAATCAATTAGATGCAAGACTAGATGCAATATGGGATAGATTTTTAGCTTATGGAAAAGGTTTATTTTATATAAGACCTACCAAAAAATCTTACAGAATTTATTGGTTTAATAAAGATTCTTATAGAACATATTATTCACCTGAAGGAGAACTAGAAGAAGTAATCATTATTTATCCATATAAGGTTAGATCTTCGAAAGGTTTTGCTGGAGTTGGTTTGAATACTGATAAAAGATATATGAGATTAAAAATTACTGCTACAGAAATAGAAGAATATCATGCAGAACAAGAAATAACTTTTGATCAAGAAAATACAAATTTTGCGACTTTTGATAAAAAAGTTGTAGAAAATACTATGGAGTTTATTCCATGTGTTGAAGTATTTAATAATCCTGATGCTTTTGGCACTGATGGTTCAGGTGAGTTTGATTTTATTGCTAATCAAATTACAGCTCATGATGAAATGGTCAAAAATATTAGAGCAAACTTATCATTCTTTGGTAATCCAACTCTTCTATCATCTAGACCTAAACAAGACATTGTAGAAAGCGATTCTGAAACAGCACAAAGACCAAGTATATCCAGTCAATCAGGTTTTGGTTCTAATGTTGATTTATTTAGTTCTACATATAAACAAGATCCGATGACAAGGCAACAGCCAGGTTATGCAGGAAGACCAGGTAGTGGAATGAGAGTTCCAAGAGTTATTGCTAATCTAGAGCCATCTGACAGAGTAGGTTTTATAACTCCAAATGCTGTTAGTTCTGATCAGGCTAGATTCTCTGAACAATTAAGAAGTGAAATCAGATTAGCTCTTGGAGGTATAGATGATTTAAGTATTACTAATGTAACAGCTACAGAAATTAAATCTGCATATGGACGAGTTAGTGCTACTGCTAAGAAAAAATGTTTACAGATTTATCAGTATGGAATTTGTAAAGTTTTTGAATTAATTATTTTTCAAGAAGAGCAAATTTTTAGAAAATCCTTAGCTTACTCATCAGGTATAAAATATCCTGAATTACCAGAAAATGATGAAGATCCAAAAGCTTTAGAAAAGTATGAAAAGCAAAAAATAAAATATGAACAAAAATTAGAACAAGCAATTTCTATTGCAGTAGAAACAAGAGAAATTCCTGATGGTGTTTTAGGACTAGCACCTGATGGTGACAGAACTGTTCTTTGGAGATGGATGGGTCCTGTGTATGAAGATACAGCACAGGATAAACTCAATCAATCCATCTTTACTAGAAACCTTCAAGAATTGGGGGTTGATAGTATAGAAGCACTGAAGTACTTATTTCCTTCAAAAACTGATGACGAAATTGCAGCGATGCTTTCGGGTTATCCGTTTAGAATGGTAGGTGAAGTACAAAGGGCATATTCCGCATTTATTGACCTAATAAATCAGGAAATGCGAACCCCACATCCTCAGCAGCCTAACTTACCGATGGCAGCTGACCCCAGATTGGATTTAACTCCATTCTTATATCGAACATTAGAAAGCTTACAAAAAGAGGTAACTTATGCAGGACGCTACCGCTCAGCAGACCCAATCAGCACCCCAGACATCCCCGACCCAGCAGAGCAGCTACGTGGCTCCTCAGACTCAAGCCGTTTCAGGGAATTCCCAATGGGTGGCTCCTTCCCAACCCCAACAGGCACCAGCTCCAGTGGCCCAAGCCCAGATGGGGGTACAAGGGATCCAATACAACCCTACACAGTATCAGCCCCAGACACCACAGGCAACTCCACAAGCGGACAACCCTTACAAGGACGCATTCAACAGGGTAGTGGGGCTCCTGAGTTCACCAGTCCAATTCCCGTTCCAGGGTCAACAGTCGACAGCGAACCCAGCAGCAGACCAAGCCAATTACGGATACCAACAAACAACCCCATACAGCAACGGGGGTCAGCAGACTTATATGCCTTCGAGCAACAACAGCCAGGCATACTCCAACAATTATTCCCAAACTTCTCAGGAGATAACCAACGAACAGCTCCTAGCCAACGGGGTAAGCGAGGCAAGTCTTGAAGTAATTAATCATTTTGGTGCTGATTCACCAGCAGTTCTTAATGATTATGCTTGTCAGTTAGAAGATCATTTAATAACAACAAATACTCAGTTACAAGAAGCTGTAAATCTTTTACAAGAAATGTCAACTGAGCATAAAGCATACGAACAGATTCTTACAGATCCTGACGTTTTAGCTGATTACACTTGTGAGTTCTTTGGAGAGAATGGACCTTATCCAGTAGAGGATGAAGCTCCTGCATATCCACAGGCTCCTACATTTGCAGGTCAACAGCTACCTAACCCAGCTGCTGCACAAGGTCAAGCTCAAGCACAGGCTCCAGCAAGACCTCAAATGCCTGTTCCTCCACAGCCACAAGCTCCAACAAATTCAGAAGATTTTTGGAAGGACTTCGGTGGAGCAGCTGATAGAGATCCACAAAATGCTTGGAGATACTTAAATGCTGCACAGCAGAATCCACAAGTATTCCGTAATAAATTACTCGTAATGGAGTAATAAAAAAAAGGGGTGATTTTTAAAATTTCACCCCATTTTATTTTTTATTATGAAACACAAAAAAAAAGCCAGTACTACAGAAAAAGCAGATAAATTTTTACAAGGTATAGGAACTGCAGGTGGGCCTATAGGTTCTCCACAGTTAATAGGTTTTGGTGGCACTGATACTATGTCACAATTACAAGCTGGCAATAGAGATGAATATGCCAACATAAGAATGAGAGAAGGGGATACAAGAGTAGTGGAAGGTGCAAAAATGCCCTCTGATTTAGATGCATCATATTTAAAGTTAAATCTGCCAGGTTCACCTCTTCCTGCGAATGGTTTATTAGCTCCACAAAATATGGTTGCTGCAGAAAGAAATCAGAATTTTATAAGAAGTGAAGAGCAAATGTTTTTAGCAAAATTTATCCCAGCAGCTGGATTAATGCAGTTACCTGTAGGTCAGCCTCCATTAGAATCAGGAAAAGGTAAGAAGTAAATGGAACACGCAAAAGCTAAAAAAGCTAAAGGTAAAGCAGAAAAAGCGTTAGCTCAAATGATGATGGAAGCAGAAATGGCTAAAGCTTCAGAAGCTGATTTACAACCTGAAGATGGATATATAAATCCAATGGGACGTATTGGAGTAGTAAGACCAACAACATATTCTTTAACTAATCAGTTAGACGGAACTACAACTCAGTCAGTAATTAATCCAGAAACTTAAATAATCTCGTTTATTAAGGGTAAGTATAATTGTACTTAATGGAATTTACTTTCCAGTTTCAAAGAACACAATCAAGTGTTCGCTATCAGCAAACCTAGCTGACTTCTAAAAATGTTTATAGATAACGATTTTCCGAAGCTGCTTGGTGCCGAGTTATACAGACCTCATCCTGCGTATATCGTAGAAATGGCTTCCGAGCCAGTAGTGGTACATGACTTCACTAAACAGCCAGGGCAGACCGTTCAACTCGATAGATACAGATTCTTTGGAAATCCAGGTACAAAAACTTCTCGTGAGCGTACTCAGGACCAAACAATCGGAACTGCTAACAGCAGATCTATCGTAAAGGACAAGGTACTTGTATCTCTTAGGGAATATACAGGTCCTGCTGACCCTAATAATACAACTCTTCCTAGCACATTTAAGATTGCTAGAGAAACCCTAATGACAGCTCAGCGTTTATTGCTTGATACTGGAAACTTAAACATGTTCCATCAATCAATTGGTTCGTTGACCTTGTTAGACGATTACCGTAGATGGAGAGACAGAGTATTCATTGATGA